GTACAAAGTCGGTCAATAGTATAATCCATCAGGGAAACCATGGGAATCCCTTGTGGAGGATTACGAACGCATTAACTTGTGGCCTGTCAAGGTTATTTCAAATGCAGGGATCAAACAATTATAAATCGAATGATATACATTAATAAAATAATAACATTTGATAAATCAAATGGATCCACTTATTACAATTGGATCGTTGCACGTAACCAAGTTACGACAACAAAATCGACTAATAGGACTGGAGCCCATCCTAAGAAATTAGGAGGAGAGGCTCTGTTCTTATCTAGTTTAAAAAATAGCAAGAAATTGCCATTCACGAAGGATACAAAGGGGGATAATGGAATAAATCCATCGTCTGGTTACATAGGAAACACAAGGTTTGACCTTTTAGTTTCCATATTTATTAAGGATCTCGGCGAAATTTTCGACGAGTCAAGGCTGAAATACTTCATCACTGAGACAGTGAAACGACACGATTCCTTAATAAGAAATCATGGTATCGTTGAAGGAACAGATAAATGGAAGATTTTAACATCTTACTCAACTGCACTCCTAGAAGGTCGAAGTGTCCGGAATCCAGACTGGGTTTCGACAGGGGGTAAAGATAAATGGCCTAAGCAATTAGGACATCTACGCCCCTTATATCATTTCATTATTGATAATAATGATAATGAAGAAAGATTCGGACAGGTGGTGGAAACCCGCCGTCTTATGAATACTCTTTTCAAATTGAATAGAGTATGTTCAGCCAATCGAACTTTAACTTCACTAAAACAATTGAAGTTAAAATTCAAATTACAACCAGAAATGGTAGGTCGGTTTGAGAAATTTGCCCAAACTCGCCTTGCCAACGTCCGAGAGAGTATAACTCTGACGGATATGTCCTTTGACTTATTCCTTGGTCCAAGTAATGGCCCCAATGGGGTACCGAAGCTTGAATCAGCTAGGGATGAGGCAGCATGTCTGGTAAGAAACAAAGAGATGTACGAAGCCTTCCAAACAATGTGTATTATTACAAATAATAATGCATTCTTTGACTTCTTCAAACTACGGTCTGAGGAAGGAAAGGGAAATACTGATAATATCCTATTAAGGAAATTAACAAGTATCCCCGATAAGGCTAATAAAAGTCGTATTATCGCAATTTGCGATTTTTGGACTCAGTGCATCTTTAATTCCGTCGAAAAGGTCATTGTGAAAACAACAATGCAAATCTATAAAAAGAGATGCTGTTTCTTTTCACACAGCTCAGGATGGGATGATATACAATCTCAAACGAGGGAGGTAAAGGAACGACTAGTATCGTTAGACGCTACTAATTGGACCGACAACCTTCCTGCTTCCTTACAATATATTGTAATGAAAGCTCTGTTTGGACAAACAATGGCCAGCGCCTGGAAGACGCTAGTCGTTGATTGCCCCTGGTTCGTACAACCCAAGACTCCTCCCATTTATTACGGGAAGGGCCAAGGTATGGGTACGAAAGCTAGTTTCGCAATAGCGCAACTAACTGACCTTATCTTTTTAGAGTTTTCTCTAAGTGAACTCTATCCAGATAATCAAAATCCATACTTTATGAAAGTTGGAGATGACCTAGTCATCGAAGATCCTCAGATGTTAATTCACGAGAGGTACGAAGAAATAGGAGTCCCAATAAACCTATCTAAGAGTAAGTTCAAAACTTCTCTAGGGATGTTTACGGAATTTGTTTCTAGAAATTCATGGAATAATTCAGATTATTCAATAATTTCTCCAGGGCTAGTTTCTAAGTTTATTAGAAACGACCATTACGGTCCTACTTTATACCATCATATGGTAGAAAGGAAGCCTAACATATCTTTCTCAGAATTATTCATTATGAAGAAAGAGTTTCTTTTAGCTAATAGTAATCTACCAGCAAAGAAGTTAGAAGACCGGATAAATACAGTTCTCAAATTGACAACTGTAATTGACTTAGTCGCCCAATCAGATTTAATATCTGACAAGGACGCACTATGGAACAATGATTCTTTAGAGGTGAAAATCACCTTTTTGAAGAATATTGTTCTTTCCACACTAGGTAATATCGTATCTTCAGCGTCACAGACAATGAAAGATCGATCTGCCCGTATCGCAATAAGTAAAGCAAATTTGCTTCTTGACAGGTACAACCTTGATAATAAAGCTTTTAGACTTTTAGATTTCATATTAAAGAATGATATGAGTCTTGAAGATGCTGCTGCGGCGACAACGACTTTGCCGTTGTCCCGGAAGAGTAGAGTTAATTATGAACGGGGAATTCGAATCGAACTACCTGAACTTAAACTCCTATTACCAAGTGATAATGAGTTAAACGTGTTGGTTACCGATCCTGAGGTATTAAGTTTCGTACTTAATATACAGAATAAGCAAGATCAAATTTCTATGGGTTATAAAACCATAAAAAGTCTGACCATGCTGGATGGCCGTAATATTAAAACAATATTACAGTTATATCGGTTCCTCAATAACGCGTATAAATCGAAGACATTAGTCCTAGATATTAATACGGGCCAATACCTTAAACCCTATACAAGGGTCATAGAGTATGAACAGTTAGATCCTGACCTAGTCGGGAAATACTGTGAGTTATTGGGATTTCACCATATTTTATCTCAATTAGATAATATTGATGAAAGTGCAACTATACGTTTTGGATCCGCCCCCTCCCCTGTATCCAAAGGGATCATCCGAGAGGACGGTCCTGATAAAGCCAACCCCTAAGGG